CTTCTTCAGTTGCAATAAGATATTCTCGTAGCAATGCATCAGGGGTTAATTCATTGAAGTCTTTGCTTAATTTAACATAGTCATCAATTCCTCTCCCTGTCTCTTTTTTGTACTTGTAATAAGCTGCAACATCTTCAGGCATATCTTCAGATTCCCGAGCTGCTGTAAGCTCATCAAGAGAATTAATTTCTCTTCCGTACTTATTCTTAATAAATGAAAGAACACTTTCCTCGTTTAACTCTAAGGGTTGAGTTGTATCTTCTTGTGCTTGGCTTTCCGGCTGTACACTTTCTTGTTCCTGTGTGGTGTTTGTGGACTCATTGCTTTCTTCCACTCCTCCCATGTCAGTTCCACTTTCTTCATTTAACTTTTCTTCGTGCTTTTGAAGTAACTCCTGCTCAACTTCTTGTACAGACTTTTCTTCAACGACACCGACTTCTTTTACTTTAAATTCCATTTGATTATATTTTATGCAAAGTTAAACAAAAATGATTATGCTTTTACCTAGGCTCAAACTCAGCTAGGTCAAATCCATCTAAACTATCCTCGTTAGATTCAAAGCTCATAGGAGGAAGATTATTCTTTCTCTGGTTTATAAGCTTAGATTGCTCCGAGTTTTGTTGGCTTATTCTTTTTGATTTTTCTTTTTCTCTTTTTTCTTCTCTACTTTGAAGTTGATTAGCTTCCATACCTCTAAGCTGCATATTAAGATTAAACTCTTTGTCCATTAACATACTCTTAAGTTGAGCCTCATTCTTCATCTTCTCTATCTCAAATGCTATTTCTGCTTGCTTAAGTTGCATCTTAGCTTGAGCTTCTGCTTGCATTTTCTGCATAGATGTTTGAGCAGCCATTTGTTGAGATTGCATCTGTTGCTGTGCTTGCATAGCCTGAGCTTGCATAGCCATCTTTTCTTCTCTCTCTTGCTTAGCTTTACGCTTAACTTTTAATAACTGATTAGCTAATTTAATGTTTCTTATCTCACGAATATCAATTGCATCCTCAAGGTTTATATCTCCTTTAGATAATGCCATCTGAATATTCTGCTCAAGCATTGATTTCTGCTCCTCATCAGGAGATACTTCAATAAAGATTCCAAAGTCATATAAGTATAACTCATTTATGTCATNCANTATAGATACATTATATTTACCTATCTTATTAATAAACTCATCTTTAAAATCAGCATACTCTAACACATCACTTACTCTATAAGATAAACTTTCAGCTAGTGATCTGTACATATAAAGACTTCCATCTAGTATGTGTCTAGTAGCTGTGTTTGAATTAGCTGCTGCTAGTTTCTGTAGACCAACCAAAGCATTCGGGTCAGGTGTGCTCCCATCTCTAGCCTCATTTAGTCCCGTTACGGTCCTGATTTGGTTCAGATAATGATTATAGTTACCTATCAACATTTGTGCTTTAGATGCACCTGAGTTTGATGTTAGTTGTTGTATTGGTACTCTTGCGTTGTTAAATTCACCATCGCCTGTATAGCTTCTACCAATAACACTACCTGTTTGGAAATATAGCCTTAATGCATCTTCAGGATTATATGCTGCTCCTGTACCTAAATCTACTTCATTCAAACCATCAGCATCAATAAATACACCGTCAGGTACAACCCTAGCAATAACTTGCTGTAGTTTTAAATGAGTAATCTGAATCAAGTCAGCAAATGGTATCATACGTCTAACTAAAGACTCTATAGCACCTTTATACATTCTTGGCGCAACAGCAACGTAGTTAGGGAGTGCGTGCTGTGTAGCAGACTTTGGTCTTACCATATTCTCAGCCATCTCCCATTTAAGTATTATGTTAGTTCCCATAACCATAACACCATTATACCACACGTCAATAGTTTTCTCTACTTTCTCAAATGACCCTTCCTCCATCATCTCTTCAGGTGGATTAAATTGGTCATCCTTTTCTACCATTGATATAGCTCCACTATCTTTAATCTTTTTCTTATATACAACCTTTTTAGTTGTCTTATAATTAAAGTACATTAAAGTAGTCGTGTCTCTATAAAATATATCGTTATCGTAATACTGAGCTACATTATAGTAATCATACCAAGACTGACCATACTTAGATATTTCTTCTAAATCTGAATTAGTTAAGGTAGGGTCTATTTTATTTAGCTCAACAATTGGTACTGTTTTGATCTCACCCCAATAAAAACAATCTTTGAAATTAGGGTCTTCGGTATAACTATAAACAATGTTAGCAGGGTCTACATATTCAACCTTTACGCCTGAACCTGGTAAAAACTCTGTCTTAGCTACACCAATACCTAATACCGTTAAGTCATAGTCAACTCTTTTACGAATATCTTGGTAGTGATTTTCATCAAACATTGTATCAATAGCAGTCTCTTCTGCTATCTCAATTGCAGGCTTATACTTAAGCTGCATATATAATGCTAGTTCTTCATCTGTCTCAGGTAATTCTTCCGAATCTACAGTAAATGGATTTACTCCTGTATTATCTTGTATTTTTTGAAGGAATGGTTTTGCAATCATTTGCCCTTCAATCATTTCTTGAAACTTGCTTCTTTTAGATTGAGATAAAGCATCTTGAGAATATGCCTTTACTTTGAACAATCTATCAGACATACCATTGACAACAATGTCAACAAACTTAGGCAGTATAGGAACAGGTGTCCAATCTAAGTTTAAGTATGATAAATCACCATCTACAGCTAACTCATTTTTATATTTTCCTACAGATTGCTCTCCTCTTGCATATAGTCTTAATCTATGAAATTCCCCCCATTGGCTGTAAAATCTACATTGCCTCCCATCCTTCTTAAACCACTCGTAAGTTATTGCGTTTCCTACTTGAAGTCCAAACTCTTTTGATCTTTTTTCAGAATCAGAGATAAACTGACTAGGAAAGCTTGTTGTTTTAATGTCTATTTTTATTTCATTCATTTATACGTGCCTCCAAGTTTTACCATTTAATATACAAGCTATAGTGTTTTTTGCAACATAAAAAATACTAGCAATCTTTCTTTGTGACATTCCTTTTATTGACAATTCTCTTATTTTTAATACATCTTTTTTTGTCAATTTTGATTGACTATTATCCTCACCTTTTCGTGACGAAATCGTCATTTTAGTCCTTGTTGAATCGCTGGCCTTTCTGCCATAGTTGTGATTATTTTCACCACTCATCTTTTTGGACATTTCCATCTTCCATTCGTCACTATGTTTTTTACCTGAATGAATTTTAGATATTATTTTTCTATGCTCTTTAGAAATTGTTTTACCCTTATTAGGTTCGCCCATTTTCTTTTTACTTTCTTCAGTGTGTATTAACCCTAAGGCCCCTTCACCTCCTAAAGTTATATTGCAAAGAGTTCCGCCATCACAATCCCTTTTATATAAATTTATAAACTCTTTTTCTTTTTCTTTCGCAATATCATAGTTTATGTCGTCAAACAATATATCTACAACGTAATCAGTCTTACTTACAATTCTATTCCAATGCAAATTTCTATTAGATTTAGAGTAGGCCCTATCTTCATTTTTTCCTATGCCAATATAAAAAGGTGTATTTTTATCTTTTCTTATGTGTCTGTATACAAATGCCACTATCTAATAATTTCGCTAATATTTCCTTTATTGCTATACTTTGCAAAGTTAATCTTTATTTTTGATTGTTTTTTCTCTGCTATATATAGATGCTTTTGGGTAGCCATAATTGCTAGACCTGAACTTATCGAAGCATCAAAATTAGTTCTATTTGTTATATCAAACTTAGCCCAATCCTCAAGTGTTCTAGTAAATGGCATAGAGCCTATTTCTTCCGAGTCCCTATATGTGCCCTCTACATCAAACCCTACATACTTTTCTATATAGGACTCAATAGCTGCTGCGTGCGCTTGCTTAACATCCTCACTACTATTAGGTATGCCTCCAAGTTCACGTTCTGTTTTTGATAACTTATTGTATGATTTATCAGGTCTATTCATACAGAATCCTCTATATCCTCTGTTTTTAAAATGATACAGGAGTCGTGGTTTGTTGTTCTCTATAAGTATTGGCATACCATAAAATACGCAAGCCATCAATACCTCTTCAAAGAATATCTCTGCTGTTTGTGGTCTAGCTACATATTCTAAGAAAAACTCATTACTTGGCGCTTCATCCATATTGAACATTGTTACTCCGTGTAATGCACCATTAGAGCCTCCTCCACCTACAGTACCTGAAATATCATACGAGTCACAACCAAATGCACCTATGTGGTCATTGCCTGGATACTTAGTTCCATTCCTATCAACGACCCTATTCTGCAAGTTCTTATTAGGCGTCCAACTTACGTTGAACCTACCACGCTTATCAGGACTAAATACAACCTCACTATCCTTAACACCATTCTTCCAATGGAAGCTACCTCGTGTTATATGATGCTCTTTTATTAATGCATCGTTATAATCTATCTGCTGATATATCTTAGTTAAATTAAATATAGACTGCTTACTCTCATCTCTAAATGCGTGTGATTCTGTTCGTGGGAACTGACGATAAAACTCATTAAGTGCATCTGCATCGTTCTTTAGTGACGATACTTCATTCTCCCAATAATCTACAGCACCCTGAGATATCATTTCATTATCTACACCTAGTACAGACTTAGCAGGTTTCCTAAATACAGGCATCCCAAACCTATCTATAAAACCTTCCATATTCCATTCCATAGGGATGAAAAGTGAATACATACCGCTTTTAGTTTGACCATTTGAGTTACGGTTTAAAACATTAGAGTCGTTATACAACTTCTTAAAATTATCGCCACCTTTATTAAGTGCGTTAGATGTAGAACCCATCATACACTTACCTATAATCTTACTACCTAATCGTAAACACGTTTTAGTTACTCGCCAATTATTTAAAATATTATTTGGCTTTATCCACTTTCCGCTTTCGTCATGTACTAGTAATAATAACTTCTCGCCATCATAGCTGTTATCATCCGTGTTCTTCCAATCTATTGTAGTATCCAACCCAAACAACTCATCGTCATTTGTGTCGTACATATTTTTCTTTGTAATTTTTGCAGCAGGTATACGAAACGCAAGCTCCGTTTTCGGTTTATCCATACCATCCATAATAGGCTTGAAGAAAAATGGCAGTCTACTATTTATAGGTACAACCTTATCAGTAAACATCTTCTTAGCATCAGAACCTGTTTTAGATAATATACCAACTCGTGCATCTTTTGCAAGAGTCCCCGTATTCACACATTCAGATGATGACATAAACGAAAACCCTGAACGTCTAATCTTAAGGTATGCCATACCAAAGCTTCTTTTATCAGCCTTACAAGCTTCCCAATATATATATAATATACGGTTTGCTTCACGATAGTCTGGATACCCAACATCAATAGAGGTCCATTGAAGATACATATAATGTGCACCTGTTATATATGTAGGTACGCCATTGTTCATAAACCAATGCCCATACTCTCTTGAATCAAATTCAGATTCAATATAATCTACCCACCTGTCTTTGAACTCAGATGGTTTATTGTTCCATTGGAATATAGATTGAATCTTTTGTAAGTCTTTTGGTATCTCTTCTCTCTCCCAAAACTGCTCTTCTTTTTTACCACTTCTTTTGTATACTTTTTTTGGTACTAGTGGCAATGCTATAGTTAACCCCTGCACGGATAGTATCTCACCTATCTCACCGGTCTTAGATATGATAACCATATCATACTTTTCGTCATAGCCATACTCCCAGGTTTTTGCCTTGTTTTTATTTTTTAAGACACTACTTGGAACGTAATCTTCTAATGTGACGTATAAGTTATTTTGATCTTCGCTCTGCAAATCCTTGATTAGTGCTTGTTTTACTTGGTCCTTTTTCTGAAGCTTCTAAAGCTTCTCTTTCAAGCTCTATTCTGCTGAGTATCTCAAAGGCATCAAATATTGCAAGCTTTTTTGTAGCTGCTGCGTTCTTTAATTTATCAGCAGCCAAGTCATCCCCCGGATCGTGCTTTATTATATCTTCTTCTGCTACCTTTATCAGTTGCTCAACAGCTCTGTGGCCTGCTTTAATTATTCTTTCCTTAGTTTCCTTTACCGTCATACGCTCATTGTTATTTGATGGTCATACACCCTGTAAAGTTTTTCATCATCAACCGTAAACTCATACTCACTCTCAGGAGTAAAACTTACCCTATCCCCGGGCTTTAACCCCATAGACGTAAGATACTCGTTAGGGTATCTCATTATACCTATAAGTGGCTCTTCAATGCTGTTTTTATATATAACAGAATCTTCTCTTTTAATAGGCTCTACAAAGCAATATCTATCATATGCGTTCCAACCATTCTCGTTCTTATACATA